TGGCCGTTCTACTAATATTTTCAACGTCTTCAATAATATATGGGATAGCAACAACGGCTTCTTTAATTGTTCTAGATTCTGCTATCTCTCCCAGTCTCTTAGACGTAGAAGATTTGCTAAACCCCACTATATCTGTCAAAGATTTCATTTTTTTATAAATGAGGCCGCCAGTATCAGCGTCATTATCATTATATACAGTATCGTTTATTATCACATCATAATGATTCTTTAGCCAATCTGGTGGAATGTTGCCAATTTCCATAAATACGCCTTTATCTGGAGAATCCGGGATCACTCCGAACTGATGCCACATACCTCTCGGAACGGAACCAGACGCGAATGTCGGCAGAGTTAAATTGCCGGCGGCATTAGTGATCGGATGAACCCCCTTGTCATTAAAGTTTAACATTGGAGACTCCCATTTTGGTTGAATAACCCATCGCTTGCCGGCAGTAATGTTGGTGCCCTTAATCTTATTGCCGAAGCTATCTTCTTCCTGTTGTAACACTCTCTCAACACCGAGCAAGTTTAAGCTAGCGCTGATCTGCATTGCGTTAGCGTTTACGTTGTGTCCAGAATAGATGTAATTATCGGCGTTCGTAAAAGAAGCCGAACCAAAAGATGAGATTAAAAGAGGATTGGCGCCGAGGTAATCAAAGCTTCCTGTACTGGGGCCCGGATCTGCTCTCCAATATACTTGCTCCATTTCAGTTAGGATCTGCTCCAAATCGTAACTCTTAGTGTGAGATGGCCTGAAGATCATATCCACCCAAGCTTCGCCATTCGCATAAGGTGGAGTAAACGACCAATTGAAGCCATAAAAACTATCCATTGGACTGGTTTTAGTAACAACGGCACCAACTGAGCCGGTGCCATCTGGCTGGCCGGCGACGGCTGGGCCGAAGGCTGAGGGTCTAGAATACATCGTAAAAGATTCTTTAAAGAGCTTTCCTTGTTTTGGATCTTGTGGCAGCGAGTAGGCGGCGATGCCAAAATTAGATCCATCATAAACAGCGCCTCCTTGTATGCTATATGCCGTGTTGTTGCCTAGGGAGCCAGAGTCGCCTCGATAATCTCGGGATCCCGATACCGATCTTTTTAGTTTAATTCTCGCACCATAAGCGGATCCCGAACTGAACCTTAAATCACTCGTAACTGTCTCGGAGGACAATTTAGTAAAATTGTTGTCTTTCAAAAAGAACGCGGCGACTTCTCCAAAGAAATTGCTGGCCATCATAGAGTAAATCTCATCGCCGGCAGTGCCCATAGAGGCCGTTGCATTCAAAGAAGCAGAAGGATGCGGCTCGACGTCTAAGAAATTTACTCCCGCTATATATTTTTCAGGGGCGAGGATAGCCTCAAACGGAATTTTAACATCCCAAAATTCTCCACCGCGATAGCCGGCTGCGGTACTCGAAGGTGGTACCTGTGGTGTAATGGCCCAGTTATTGGAATCTTTCCCGTCATCAGCCCCATAATAAGATGCGCTAAGTTTAGTCGGATCCGTGATGGCGGGGTATTCTACTGCCATGCCGGCTTTAATAGAGTTGAACAATATCCCCGGGGCAAACAACGGCTGCAGCAGGGGCCTTAGCAGGCCTCCGTGATTTTGGACTAAGTCTTGTCCGGAATATTTAAACGTCGAAGATGCTTTGATAGAGGCCTCAAAGCCAGCGCCGTATGAGCTTGAAAATTGAGACACTATATCGATTGTTCGCTGTGCAGGATAAAAGCCCTTATATGGATTAAATGATATCGCGGCGCTGCACACTAATCTGATTTCTTTCGCACCCAGGAGTGCGTCTTTTTTAATTTTCAGAAAATCGTGAATAAATTCTGAATTAGAATAATCAATATAAAAGGAAGACGTGGAGCTGTTAAAGATCGTGCCCGGAATTTCAAAGGTGTCTGATTTGTTTTTAGAATTTGTACCATATTTAATGTAGTCTTTTATGTGATTGCTGATTCGAAATTCTGGAATAATTGAGAAGTCGGGCGCAATCTTCTTAATATCAGTCTTGAACCCCTGGTATGTATCAAACCACGGACTCGATGCAGAAGCCTCAAACGAAGGCGATGCATTAGAAATGGTTACGATTCCTGCTTGATCGCCGGCCTCCCAAAGGGCCTCTCCGCCGTATATATCAATTTGAATTCCTCGATTAAAGGGCATAAGGCCCTTTTCGATACTGCCTGTCTCTGCGATAAAGGGGCCGGTTGGAGCAACTACTGAACGCGGAGAAGAGATTAAATGTTTTCTTGAGTAAAGGGCGGCCGGCTTCATCACCTGGGGGGCTAACGGCGAGCCGATCGCAGCGCCGCGGTGATAAGAAAAATAATTATTTTGTAATTCGCCGGCTGAGCCTATTTTTATTAATCCATGATCATCGCCAGAAGCTACCGTTGGCGCCGATGATCTACTGAGAAAGTCCGCCTGGGCGTCGAGAGGCCAACAACTTTGTGAAACGGCTGGGCTGGTGGCACCGAAGGAGTTTGCTATAGAGTTACCAAGCTCAACTCTTTCATCCGTGCCGCCTCTCCAGAATTTATTATCATAATCAATTCTCTCGCGAGAAGAAGACAAAAACTCATTTTTTATTGACGGGAAAATATTCTGAGAGTATAAAACCCAGTTTAAATGATACGTTGGAGTAGCGTTCACTGTACCTACGACTTGTTCGAAGGCAGTTGCAAACTCGGTATTTGGCAAACTTAGGCGATTATTTAAATCAGTATCATTAAAATAAATCTTTTCATTATTGTTGGTCATTTTTAAAGTTACATTGTCACCGTCTTGGTTATCATAATTAATAAGCATGGGCCGGCCCCTCATAGATACCGGAGGCAGATTGTATACAGTTATAGAGTCATCTTCTATTAGTGCTCGTGAAAGAGTTCCGCTTCGCTGTTCATTTCTTAAAATTGGGTGATCTTGAATTCTCAATCGCTTCCAGTTCCACCCATAAGTACCGCCGCGCTTCGTCATCAATAGATTGAAATAATTTGCAGAAGTAGTTAAAAAGTTTTCTATTTGAGCCTTTGCAACCAATGTTTTGTTGATATATTCATCATTAGGAATCGTCGCCGGGAAGCCCAGCGTATTATTATCTGATGCCGTAATTGGATCATAGGTTAAAATATTTAGCCTATTTACGGGTTGCCATAAACTTTGTGTAATTTCCGGCACAACTGAGCTAGCGCTAACAAAATCAAAATACGAAACATATCCATCAGCTGAGCTAGAAAAATATTCTGGGATATTTGAATTAGCAAATCCAAAAAATCTAATTCCTGAACCTGTTGTAGATTTGCTCAACCAAGAATATTGACGATCTGATCTGGGAATAGGATGTTGAACATAAAAGTTATCATACTTAGATTCGGATATTGTTGTAACGGTTTTAGGGCTGAAATTGTCCCCATCATTTGAAATTTTAATTCTAATGAATCTGTTTCTATTAATTTTGTGAAACGAAGGTAGCTGATCATAAGAAGCTCCAGGCAAATCATTAGCAGAGGTAACAAACATAGAGTCGCGACCAAATCGAGCGCTGTGTCGCGACAAGTGTGAGCGTAAACCATAATCTTTACCATGAATATCAAAAACTCTTATTCCGGCAGTACCAGAGCCTATTGGCTCCGAAAGAGATCCGGTAGATGCTTGAGATGGCTTGAGTACAGTTAGGTTTCTGTTTAGCAGGCAATTGTAGACTGAATATTCCGACGATCTATAATCAAGATAGCCGCGGCCCATAACCTCTATGCCGCCTGGGGCCGCAAACCTCGACACTATAACTGATTTATTTTCAGTACCGGTCAAATATCCAGCATTATATTCGTCAACAAATTTAAAGTGACTACCTGAGTTTCTGCGCACATCTAATATTGTGCGCACATTTGTTGTGCTACTAGAATGATCTAACTGAATTGTGCTCGGAAGTGATGGTTGCTCTTCTATAAATGCACGGGGATTTTCATAAGCACCCACAACATTTACCACTTCATAATTTCTTTGATAATTTCCTAGTGCCGATGCCGCGCCTGTGGTTATCTGTATGTTCCGAATATTTACCGGACGTTTTGCGACAAAATCTCTATATAACCAAGCTTTATGAGAAGCGGTCATTGGATACGGAAGTATAGCGGGATCAGACCATTTCTCTTCATTGGCCTCGGGCCATGGATAATCTGGCGCTACCATGCCAATTGCACCAGTATAATCAGGCAAAAATGGATTACCGTCGACCGTGCCTAATAATAATTTCCATGCTTCAGGCCTGTTATACCACTGATCAGAGCCAGTATTAATGGCGACATGTCTAGACTGATGTCCTCCAACCGCATAATCTGTAAAAGGGCCCTGCATTGGAACTTCGAAGGAATCTCCATAAACATCGTGATGTAAATTAACAATCTCTATTCCACCAGTTACTCTATCGACAACAATCTTATTATATCCACTAACAACTGAAGAGCTAATAATATTAAAAGGAAAGGCAAACGCAGATTTAACGTTAGTATATCCATTTCCGTCGTGCTCAAAACTCCTACCATGAAGGGCCTTTAGATATCTCTTAGTTAAGGGCTTCGCTAACTTATCAACTTGCCATTGATGTGTTTCATGAAGCTCTACCAAGCTGTTGGCAAAACCCAAGATGACATTTTGAGGAATGAAAGTTATTCCACTGTTTTCAACCGGGCCTGCTGGTCGTAGGGCGTTATATGTAAAATCAATATTTTTGTTATCAGTAAAATTAACACCGCCTTTAATAACCGCTTCTTTATTTTTGGGATTACCAAACTGAATGTTGTATAACTTCCCAAAGCTTCCGCTTGAAAATCCTCCTGCTGTATATGCAGTGCCGGCAGAAGTAAAGGAGAGGCGCGCGCTTTGACTTAAGGCGGGGGCCGAGTATATAACTCTTCTAAAAATGTTCCTTTGTACATCAATGTTAGCATTAACCACGGGAGAGTTAGTCGAACGGCTAGCTGATAATTCTGTAGCCGATCTTTCGGCTCTTTCATCCCAATATAATCTATTTTTTTTAGTAGAGCGAGGGGAGGCAGGTACAGTTGAGGAGCCGTCTTTCCACGAATATTGATTTTCACGGGCGGCCTTCATAGCGGCGTCCAGATCTGGCTCCTTAAATTCTATAGTTGGAAACTTAGACTGGTACTTATTTCTTTCAAGAACGTGACTCTCAATTGTATTCAAGAGATCGTTTTCAAAATCTGCGGAAGCAGGTATTAGCTGAGAGATGATTGTTGTAATTGCGTCATCAAACCACTTGTAATACCCAACAAATTTTTCTACTTCTGTAACACTTTCAACCTTTCTAAAGAAAGCTTCCCTTAACTTTTCTAAGCCTTTGTAGCGATCTCTATATCTATTAACGGGGGCGCCGATAATATTATTGAAATCAACAACCCCTGCAAAAAATTTAATCATTTCTTCAGAAATGGCATTGTACATACTCTTTTCTATTGTGTAATAATAGCTTGCAACATCATCAGGGCGGCCGAATACTTTATCGTCCTCGGATAAAATCTGTATCATGTCGGAGGAAACGACTCGCTCCGGATCTATAAATCTATAAGAATTTAATGCCTTTCTTTGAATTGTGTTTGTAGACGATGCCTTAAAGCCCTGGCCATATCCCGTATGTTGATATCCCACATAATTGCCGGCCCAACCATAATTATTTCTTAATTCAACCGAACCAGAACTCATATCAGTTATAAAAAAGTTGCCGTTTGAATCAGAGCCAGTTACATTTTCAAAATCCCAATATAGAGCCAACATATTATTATTGGTAATATCGTGACCAAAGCTGTTTAAATCTCTAGGAGAAGTGCTTTGATAGGATCCTGACAATCCTGCATTATTAAAATCATTTGCATGCTGTTCAAGAATGCCATCATCAAGATATTTTGTCCAATATTTTATGTTGTTTACAAGAACATCTGTCTTAATGATAGTTGAGCCAGTTATGTTTTCTTTATAGGCTCCAGCATATGTTCTTTTTGCTGCGTTTAAAAAGCTTGTTGCAACTGAGTGATTTAACGACGCAGTTAGCTTAAATGAATTTTGAATGTAACCATTTTCATTATTAAATCCACTAAAAACCAAATCATAATTATTAAACCCACTTTTGAAAGACTCAACAGAGCCGCTTACTATACCGGCAGGACCACGAGAACTAGTCAACGATGGAACAATCCTGACAGAAAGATTCCACTTACTATCGTTATAGACGCCCATAAAATTACTGCTTGTAAGTGTTGGAAGTGGAACTTTACCACCTAATCCTTCATTGGAAGAAGAAAGCATAAATCTAACATTTTTAGAATTTTCGATATCTCTAATTGAAAATACTTGAAAGTTTGCCACATCGGGGCCCGAATCAATTCCTAAGCTTGTTATCCAAGATGTCTTAGCTCCTGATTTAATAGCCGCACTTCCTGTGGCCACCGTATAGAGGCCAAACAAAGATGCAGTTAAAAAGTTTCTTGTAAACTTGTCTCTTCTTGCATAGAATGTAGGAAACACAAAGCTTCCTTCTGCTGTAAATCCATACGGATCTTCTATGCCTCTAAATCCTCCTCCGCCTAGACCGCCTAACGGCGCATTGAGCGCGCTATATCCGGCGCCGTGAGAACCAGAAATATACCCGCTCGTATCTCCAGATAGCACATTTGTCGGCGCAGGTTCAAACGCAGAACCAGTGTAACTCTTCTGATATACGACTGCTTCTGTATTATCTGCATCATTAAAGTTTAAAACGTTTTTGTTGATTAAAATCTGTTGAAGATTGTTTTTTAATTCATAAGTTGAGTTATTTGCATATGCATTTAATCTGAATAGCTCTTCATCAATATTGAAACACCTGAAAACGTTTCTAATTGATTTCTCAGTACCCTTTGATTTGTAGATGTTTGTTAAATTATTATATAAATTGAGGTAAATTAAGTTTTTTGTTTCGTCTAAATCTCCATCAAACGATCCAGTGAGATTTCTATTTAAAAAAGCCTCCATCACCGTTGAGTCGACAAAAAGAGACGGGGTTGCCAATCCAAGCGATTGTGGCAAATGTTGCGCAAACGGAATCGGCTTATGTGAGGCGCTTGTATAATTTTTGTGCTTTAAGCTGGGGAAGCTTTGAATTTGTAAATATATTTTATCAAAGTAAGTTCCAATAATATGGCTCATCTTTCGAAGATCTGAAGTGTCTTCATTGCCATTAGCTTCATCTTCTTCAATTATCCACGAAGGCACCATATTTAACATAGACGCATTATTTTGAGCATCATGATATGATCCACTACTTAAAAGATCTGTCTTCAGAGTGCTAACATCGGGATGCGTTGAATAAATAATTGGATCTTTATATTCGTATGTGTGGGCGGATCCGCTGGCCAGCACAATCGCCGAGCCCGTTGCTCTTGAATTAGAGCCGTAACCAGTCCATACACCATTGCATATACGACCGCTATAGTCTAAAACGTACTGATCGGTGGCCGTTACGCCCGTTATACCCTCATTAAATTTATAATACACACCAAGAGCCGTATTAGAAATATCTGTGTTTACACCGCCTCTTGTTTGATCAAACCAGTTTAAGCCAACTTCGCGCGCGGTCCTTGCGGTTTTCCAAAACCTAAACTCATCAAGAGAGCCAGAAAGCTTTCCGGCGCCGGCCAAGGATCCCGTTGCTGTTGTTTCTGAAGGCGCCGTCAAGAGGGCGCCCAATCTGCCCATCATATCTTTTGATGGTAGTTCTCCAATCGTTCCTGTGTGGGTTAAAGTATCGTCATATTCTCCGTCAACAAAAAACTTAACCGCATGGCCACTACCGGTATTTTGCATTACAAATGCATAATGGTGCCATTTTGCAAGAGTATCAACGTCTATATTAGCACCAATCGATTGTTGAAAAATACCAGGACTAGCATTTCCAGATTGTACGGTGATCATAAAAGGACTTTCAGGCCCACCACTAGTGAAATCGGTTTTTGATAGCCCTGTAGCACCGATTTCCGATATCGTGATTGCTGTGTTACCAGCAGGGCCCGGATCTGCTTGTGTGATTGTAGTCACGTTGGAAGATTTTACCGCAGAAAACTTTGTATGATAGTTTATTGCTCTCATAATCTCGTCTGCTTGTGCTGTTGCGTGAAGGGTAGCATTGGCATAGCTGCCAGCGGATAAGGTTTTTGCAGTTAATGTTGTACCACTTGTTTCTGCGGAGGTTGTAGAACCATTCGAGCCACCGGAAAAGTTGGTTTTCGACATACCGGTAGCACCTAGTTCTGTTATCGTAATTGTCGTGTTCCCATCAGCCCCCGAGGTGGCTTGTGTCACCGTGATCACGTTTGAAGATTTTGTCGCAGAAAACTTTGTGTGGTAGTTAATCGCCCTCATTATTTCATCTGCTTGCGCTGTTGCATGCAGGGCAGCGCTGCCGTAGCTGCCAGCAGATAAAGTCTTAGCGGTTAATGTTGTACCGCTTGTTTCAGATGAAGTTGTAGATCCGTTCGAACCACCAGTGAAATTGGCTTTCGATAAGCCAGTGGCGCCTAATTCTGTTATCGTAATTGTTGTATTACCATCGTAGCCCGTAGTTGCCTGTGTTACAGTAATCACATCGTCAACACCACCAGTGAAATTGGTTTTCGACATACCGGTAGCACCTAGTTCTGTTATTGTAATCGTCGTATCACCATCTGCGCCATTTATTGCCTGTGTTACAGTAACAACATTTGCAGAGTTTGTTGCAGAAAACTTTGTGTGATGATTGATTGCTGTCTTGATTTCAACTGCTTGAGCAGTTGCATGCAGAGTACTATTAGCATAGCTGCCGGCAGATAAAGTCTTAGCGGTTAATGTTGTACCGCTTGTTTCTGCGGAGGTTGTAGATCCGCCCGTGCCCTGCATAGTAAGCGTCACTTCTGTTTCATCGGTAGCAATCAGCTTGATGGTGTCGCCTTCGCCAATAAAAGGTACTCCGGGTGGGGAACTAGAATCGATAACAGTGATGGTTGCAGTTGCAGCGGTAGGAGAAGCCTTCGTCGCAGAAAGCTTTGTGTGGTAGTTAATCGCCCTCATTATTTCATCTGCTTGTGCTGTTGAATGCAGATTAGCATTAGCATAATTACCGGCAGCTAAGGTCTTAGCAGTAAGAGCATCTCCACTTGTCTCTGCAGAGGTTGTAGACCCGGCCTGACCCTGCATGGTGAGTGTAACTGTTTGCGCGTCAGTAGAGATCAATTTGATGGTATCGCCTTCGCCAATATAGGCTACATCAGGAACGTTTATGGTAATGGTACCAGCCGCTGCAGCCTCTGTTTGGCCTTCAAGAGAAAGTGTGACGGTTGTCTCATCAGTAGAAATTAATTCAATGGTGTCTCCTTCACCAATATTAGCTACATCCGTGGCACTTACAGTGATGGCTGCTGTTGCGGAGGCCTCTGTTTGGCCTTCAAGAGAAAGTGTGACGGTTGTTCCATCGGTAGAGGTTAATCCAATGGTGTCTCCTTCACCAATATTAGCTACATCCGTGGCACTTACAGTGATAGTGGCGGTAGAGGCGACGGAGCCGGAACCTAACTCAATCGTTACGCGGCCATAATCATGTTCGGTATCAGCATTATTGTTCCACATATCAAAAACAACTTGCTGTGTTGTTTCGTTCCTCAAAGTTGTTAAAGGAATTGCGGAACCAGTTTTTAACCAAAACTCAACAGTAACACCATTATCAAAATCAGACTTTAAGTTTGACTCGCGAGAACCGGAGCCATATGTAGAAGGAAGGCCTTCGGTTGCGTATATGTTCTCGTCATAAATATTAGCATTTTGAAACTTACTATTATATTCATTTACCGAAAGCGCAGTTAAAGAACTATTAGACAACGAGCCAGTTCCAGGACCGCCTTTAAAAGTAATATATTCTTGCGTGCCAGGAATTCCATAGCCATCGCAATCATCCGGATCATTCGTAGAACCGCCCCAGCCACCATTTTGATCATTAGCAAATGTAATAAAACCATTTGTGCGGGGATAAAGATTATCAAAAATATATCTTTCAATATCTAATAGTTGATTATAATATTCATTCTTCTCAGCATCAGATCCATCATATGGATAATAGTCTTGGATCCACTCTATTGCAGATTTATAATAAAGATATGCAGAGCCATACTTGGCAAATCTTTCAGGCTTTTTAAAATCAACTGGCGGTTTAAAAGTTTTTTGCTTTTCGGTTAATGCTTCCACATTTCTATAAGACTCGACGTCGCCAAAAGCCTCTTTCTCGTTTTTTTGAGACGAATAATTTCTAGAACTTTCTGTATCAAAAAGTTTTTTAATGCTCATAGTTTTCTACTCTAAATTTAAAAACATTCTCTTGCTCTACCCAAGTTGATAACGAATCGTCATAAAAAGAAAATTTGAATGCATATTCATATCCGGGCTCTAAAAGGTTCATATTAAAATCAAAATAATTTCCTGATACATCATGCGACAAGTAAGTGTGTTTGTCACTACCTGTCCCATACGGCACCGCGGCATAAGCATCTATTGCGCGGTAAACTCTATAAGATGCACTATAAATTGTTTTTATTTCAATGTTTGAATTTGCTTTTGTATAGATATTGGGGCTCCAATTTTTTTCTCTTACATATAAATTAAACCTAGCAGTTTCATCGCCCCTATAAGTGTTTCGCAAATTAGTAATACTTAGATAATTCCTGCTTGCCTGTATCGTGTTTGAGCTGTCCTGAAGTCTTGGCTTAATGGAGCCGGTGTGGAATCTTCTCTTTAAGTGCGTTCCATCCGCAAGACTTCCGCTAGACCAAACATCGTATAAAGTTAGAACGGGATCAAAGCCAGTGGCCAACTCAGAAGCCGTGATAGCCAACGAGGCAGAATATATTCCAGTTGATACCCAGCCGCCGGTTGCAAAATATTGCAATACAACGTTGGCGCCATCTGTTGTGCCGGGAGTGGACTGGCTATTTATCAAAAGGGCCCCACTAGAGCCAGTGGGCGCGGTGTCATCTATATTTCCAGAAAACAAACTCACCATAACAGAGCCAGTTTTTTCAATACCAGCGATATTTTTAAGCTGGCCTCTCACATAATTGTATAAATAAATTGTGTTTAGGTTATCTGCTGGAGAGGCCATTGAACTGCTGTAATAAAAATTGCCGCGGTCATCACATAAAGAATCGTTCCAACGAGCCTCAATGTATGGTCTCTTAAAGAAATATTGACTTTTTCTTCCAAAAAATCTTTTAATATAGTATGAAGACTGGGAGCCGCTTGGGTTTTCTATATTGCCCTCGTCATCTGCTCTACCGGATACTTTGCCGGCCAGATAATCAACCGCGCCAGACGCTTCTTGGCTGGCTGTCAACATTATGCCAATGCCATAATTTGAATATGTGCCTGCGATCCATTGCTCAATCCAAGGCGTAACATCTATCTCAATATCTTCTGTGCCATCTGCAAGTGTTTGATCAAAGATGTAAATCGAAGTGTCTACCTGATCATTAGATCCAGCAGAATAAGTGTGATAAGAGCCGCCGGCCAAAAGAGTTCCGGCAACATCTGTCCAGTAATTACTATCAGATGCCGACATCCAATTGCTCCCTTCTTTTCCAAGAGTCAAATCAGTATAGCCTTCCATATCAAGACCAACGCCCTCTTGCCATGATTGTGAAACCATTTGAAATACATATTTTGCATCTTTAGGAACAGTTCGAGAATGAGGCGCGTTAAACACACGCAGATAGAAGCTGACGCTACCGCTGGCCGGAATTGTATCGGCGGTCCGATCGGACGATATGTCAGTTACGGGAAATTTAAGCAACACTCGCGACAATTCTGCCGAACTAGTTGATTGTCTTCCGTATATCGAGAATACATCCAACACATCAGAGGCGCCCATATTGGCGCCAGTACCTCTTGTTTGAAGGTTTGGTTTATATGTATTTGCAATCGTTGTATCTGCGCTGGCTGTATATCTTCTTATGGCCATTATCTAACAACTCCTTTAATATCAACTTTTGGATATTTAATTTCAAAAACAGCATTACTTGGGCAGGCCAACATACTGCCATCGCCGGAAAGATTCTGATTTATTTCTATGGTGTTTCCAGCATAATTTGCGCCGGTCATATTAACAATACTCACGCTTATAACGTCTAACACGCCGGGTGCTGACTTAAGTATTTGATATATATCACTTATACGAAGAGGCTCCCCAATATAAAATGTATCGACATAAAGAGAAGCCAAACGATTAGTCGCCTGCTGTAAAACGCTGTGCTTGCTGGCTGATGGATTAGTCTTGATAGAAAAATTAATTCCTAAGTTTATTATGTATGGATCCAGTATATCAATAGTATCATTAATCATTCTGTGATTATTTAGCCAAGTCTTAATATTATTCTTTAAAACTTGATTGCTAAGTTCTAATTTGCTATCAGTCCCTTCCGAAATTACATACAAATTTAAATTTCTTTTCATAGAGTTTGAGTCTTTTTGTACAGAACACCTCTTTATTGAGCCAAATTTTGCCGGCATTGTATATACCAAGCTCTCATAATCTGCCTGGGTTACGGCTCGATTTTGTGTTGGGAAGGTGTCATACACCCTTCTTTTTATATCGTCAACCGTTGGGTTAGAAACCGCTCCGATTATTGGGGTCTCGTTTGTGGCTTCTAACGACTGCCTAACTGTTGCGATTGTGTTCACCGATAATCTTTGAGGATTATCAAAATCAAAGAGCGCAGACGAAACTTTTTTGATACCGCCGGATGGGACATTTGAGTTTGCAGGATTTGTCATCCTATAAGAAATTAGTAGTGTTGTGTTTTCTGGCACTATACCAAAATTTTCATTTTTCGAAAGTTTCGTTGGATCAAATGTTGTATCAGAAATATATTCCTTTCCGAACAAATCAACCGCCGTTTTTTGAGGATTTTTGACAACACTTTCATCTCCTGCCTTTCCGCTACCGAATTGAATATACGTAAAATTTCTATCTCTTTCAATAACAAATTTTCTAGAAACCAGAGTTGGCTTTAAAATTGAAGGTATTCGATCGTTCTTAAAGTTTTTGTTAGCAATTTCTTTATATATAAGATCTTGAGACAAATAGTCGACTTCAAAATATTCGTTTCCTTCGGTATCAACGATTCTCGTTATTTCTGAGATGTCAGGGTTATTAAGAATTACCTTTTTAAATCTTTCATACGGTCCAATTCTTATTCTTGTCGTAGAAAATGTGCCAGACACAACATTTCCATAAGCCTTAATGGCATAAAAGGTAGGGGCGCCGGTTGCATCGTTAACGCGGGCGACAACTTTTGGATGTCGAGGGTCTGCAAAATTTATATTTTCCGTCAAAATAAATGCTAGACCGTTTTGGCTTGTAACAGTGGTGCCGCTTCTTAAAATCGGCGCATACCTCATATCAGGCCCAATACCCGTTGATGATGCCGGCAATAATACAAAAAAGGCCACCTCTCCATATGTAGAGGCTCGGCCAGGGTATTTATAGCCCAAAACCTTTCCGAGTCTTAAAACATTTCTATACTGAGACGCAGTATCTAAAAAGGACTCATTAACATTGTAATCCAAATAAAATGAAAGCTGATCTCCAACATAAGAGACGGCATCTAACATTAAGGCACCAAAGGAACCTTCGCTGAAATCTTGAAAACTATCTGGATAATATCTTTGTGCAATCTCCATCAAGTCTTTTCTAATAGTGGCAAATTGCCTATTAGTATAGTTAATTGGTATTATTTTATCTTGTTGATTAGGCATCAAAAACCCTCTTTTTAAATAGTAAATCTTAATAAATCTTTCATCTGAATTCCTGGGACTGAATAATTTATAGAAATATTGAGCCTGCTTGTATCAAGATTATCTCTATTAATAATAATATCAAATATTGTAATGGCGGGCATATATTTTTTTACTTGTTCTCTTATTTTATGATCGATCTGGGATGAAAGATGATCCCCAAAACTATCAAATAAATATTTTTTTAGACCAACGCCATAATCAGGAATCATCACTCTTTCGCCCGGGATCGTCAAAATTAACATTTTTAAATTTTGTCTTACGACAGAAAAAATGCTGTCATTAGTTTCAAAACCATTAGTTGAATTTTTGTTTAATGGAAGGGCTATACTTATAGACATATTAGTTTCCTCTTAGTAATTATTCCTTTTCACAAATATTTCCTTTTGAATCGAAAGGATTTGGTCTTAGTTTTCGTCTTTTCCACCACGGAAGGAGGTGTACGCCGGCTGTTGGGAACATATTTGACCTTAATCTTTCGAAAAATAATTCGCCCGGAGACGGTAGATTGGGAAAATCAAAGTTCCCAGGAGCAAAAGACCATCCATGTTTATAATATGTTTTAAACATTCTTTTAATTCTATGCTTAGATCTTCTTAATATTACTTGGTCCCAATTGTCCCATTCTCTAACAAGCATGCCACTAAGAAGTCCAGGCATCCTATCGGCGGCAGAGGCCCACCCTAATGTGGAATCTTCCGTTATAGATTCTACTTCGCCCCCATCCATTTCAATATCTGCTCTCATTCCAGGCTTGTCTTTATATGCCGAAGATATTCCATATGCTTCGCCATCGGCTACCGTGACTTCTCCGATTGATGGAAAGAAGCCTAAATCATTATAAATTGCAGCAATAGAAGTAATCTTGTTAAAGCTAAAAATATAATTTACAACTACATTAAACATCTCATGGTTTTTTAATAAACTCAATAAACAGACCAGCGTTTTGCTGTTCCCCTCAAAAGAAACAAATTCAGATATTTTAAGATCAAGCACATCAAGATTAACTTCAACCAAAGTATGTTTTTCGGAGTTAATCACAACAGAAAATCTGAGGCCATATCTAACCCCCAGCTCCCCTGTTATGCCAATGGGAGAGGTTTCATCGGGAGAAAGAGCTAAAGTGCCGGGATAAACATCTGAAATATTTAATGTGGCGTCGTTTTCTTTTATAAGAGACAGCGCCTCGGAAGGTGTGTGATACTCATCGTCAATTTTTATATATTTCTCAATCACAAACGGCTTTGTTGTGGCGGCCGACTCATCGATGATTAACCCAATGTCGGAAACATCACCGATCGGAATTATGACTTTGTTAGCATACGGAAGCAAGACATTATGAGGAGCGTCGTGGTGCTCTTCGCTGGACATATATGCTATGTCTCCCGATTCGTTGGCGTACACGTGATAGTAGCCGTAATATTCGTCCCCAAAAGAAAACAAAGAATCAGGCTCGTTAACCACATATACAGAAAGCTCCCCACCGTTAGTATAGTGACCATCACCAGAAGTTGGCAGCTCTTCTGATGTTTCAACAAAGTTATCCTCTTTTAATTCCAAGCTGCTTCCTTGTGTATAATTTTCAAGCACATAGTATGATATATCGGTTGTCTCTGGCTTAATATCCATCGTTTCTAGGCTTTTGGTGATTCTCTCGCCCATAGAATTTAATTCATCAACCACAAGTTGTCTTAAGATTTTTTTTGCCTTGTCTTTTGTTAAATAAATTTGATTAAAATTTAGATCCTCACGATAATTTTTTAAAGTTCTTATTCTTGGAACTTCGTCTATGTCTTTTGCGTCATCCAAATCTCTTTTTGAAGGATAGTGATAATCACCCTGCATATCATTTAATGCAAAGAGTGCACGCATTACATCACTTGGAGTGCCCAAAACGCCACCGTTATCGACTCTTCTTGCGTACATCTGGACAGCCTGTTCTAAAAATGCCATATAAAATTCTGAATCTTTAAACAAGCTAAATCGCTCTGCTTTCTCAGAGTCTGCTCCAGCCAAAGAACTTTCCATTGACTCAACAATATGCTGCGCGTATAAGGGCCCGAAAACATCGGGAAACGATGGTTTAAATTTTGAAAAGGTAGCAAGTGATTTTATCATATGAGTGCTAGCATATATTCTAATTGCGGCGATAATAAGGCCTTCTAACGAAGCGGCCGAGGATCTGTCCAATATTCTGTTATAAGGAAGCTCAAGAACACAATCTTTTCCGCCAGCCTTAAGCCTTGAATCTTCTGGAATATAGTTGTATGCATCTCCTACTATATCATTAATTTGCTCAAAATTAACAAGATCGGCGCCCTCTTCATCAGTTCTGCAGGGGCCAAGTTCTGGGAACAAAGCTTCTGCGAGGCCCATCCACCCCGTATTCTTCTCTGGCTTAATATATATTGGCGGATTCATGTACGTACCGCCAAATGTGTTTGGATCCAAATAAAATACTCTATTTTTAGAAGAAGGCCCGGCATACTGGCCCGTTTCAAATTGATACTCCATTTGGCTCATTCCTATTATCATATCATCATTTACAATACTCCGGTATTCTACATTCCCATCATCATCCTCGGATTTTATTTCTGCAGTACCATAAGGAAGGCCAGAGTCTCTATAGCCCGGGCCTAAAACATATTCAGTATCTTGTGTTGATAGTCCATCAAACTGCGCGCCATATTCAAATCCAACATCGTTGCTGGCTATTTCGCTAAATAAGTCTGACACAACATTGGTCATTACAGAGTCGTGAAAAGTTTTAACATCGGCTGAGGAAATGTTTGTCATATCAGACAATAAGCTAATCTGCGGGGCATAGGCCGATTGCGTAAGAAAACAATTTTTAAATTTTGGATAGCTGTCGACATCGAACTGGTCTAAAATATCAGTTTCCACAAATATTTCATATCTTCTTTCTCCAATGCTGCCGGCAAAATTATTATTTTCCCCAAATGGTGGCGGATTAAAAGGCAATATTCCGCATAAAGGATTTTCTCTTTTGCTACCATCGTTAAGATAATCATTAACAACTAATCTAACATTATCAGTAGGCAAGTTATGAATTTTCTTATTCATATGTGAGCTTCTATCTGCCGGATCTATAAAATTTGGAGAGTATAAGGGCGTCATTTTTGCTAAATCAGAAAAATAACACTCAATATCAAAGCCATAAGAATATGCAGAATCTTTTGAGTTGTTGCCCTTCCTTAATCCTTTCGCATTGTCTTTAAAAGTAAGAGTTATATCGGGGGCCTTTTTTCTTCCTAGTTGTATGAAGTTAACCTTAGTGCGCGCATAGTCTGGTCTAATGTCAACATTATATCCTAGTTGGGGCAAATCAAAATATTTAATATCTTTGTCATTTAAGTTTAAGGCATCAAATGTTGCAGATGCAGTAACAGGGGGGCGCCAATCATTAGTTGATTGAAAATTTAACGCGTTATGTAAATCAGTAGCTTCGTTACTACCAGCTAGTTGATATTGTAGCCATTCTGCTACTTTCGCCGGATATGCTCCCTTCTGAACTGCGACAGGGGCCACATTACCATAGTCATCGGCGCCCGAGTCGGTATAGAAATCTACATACATGGGAGAAAATAAGGATCTTCTCGTATGGGCCGTAAAAGGATTTCCCATAGTATCGCTTAAAATTAAATTTATCATTCCCCACTGACTTTGAAAAGGTCCATCTCCAAGCATATCAGTTGTATAGGCAAGTTGTAAATTTTGAAAATCTCCCTTTATAGCATTCGTTGCAACAACTTTGGCGTCTTCTGTTTCAAAAGGAATCAGGCCGGGGGAGTCATCGCAACCGGGCGGTTGCATGATAGGGGGCATATTAGAATCTAAATAATTGGGAATTCCGCCTTGTAAGACGTCACTTAAATCCTCCAAGTCATCTTCCATTTGATCACGCAAATTATCACACATTTCGCGAATCTGTGCTGGCGATGCACGGCCGGCGAGGAGCTGTTGTCTATATTCACAAAAAGCATTCCAATCATCCTCGGTTAGACACAGTGATGGATTTACGGGACGGTCTGGATCGCCGTGGGCCGGCGGGTTGTCAAGCGCGTCACCTATTGCGTCTCTTGCATCTGCCGGCAGCACATTTCCGACATTTTGAAAAAAGTTGCCTATTGCTTCTCTATTTGGAAAAATCTCTTCTAATTCAGGATATTCAAAAAGCCTTATATTTTCTGCAATTATTAAAAAATCGGGAAAGGCATTACCCATAATAGCGGCCATCAACTCTGCCTGTGTTGAAGAAGCGGAAACATCTGTAATATAATTTTTTAAACTATCTTCGCTTGCTGTGGAGCCTGCATCTCCTCCCAATTGATTAAGCAGATCGTCAATCGTATCCTCAAGCTGACTATCGGTCGAGTCATCACCACACAAGTGATCCCTAATTGCATTTTTAAAGTTGTCTCTTGCGGTTACAGCTTCTGGGATGGCCGCGATGAGGCCTCCCGCGGTTTCTAAAGTTTTGCAAAGAGAGCCGCTGGCTATAGAACAAATCTTGATAACTAACTTAATAATAAGATTGACGATCAATTGTCTAATGGACTGTTTCATTAGTTCGATAAAAATACCCTTAAAATCCTGAGCCTCGGGTACCCAAGCAAATGGATTATTAATTCTTGGCATCGCAACCCGATCCATATTGCGACAAAATGGCAATTCAACATCTTTAATAAAGTCCATTATAGAAGGATCCATTATTGGATCTTGAGGACAGTCAAAGAATGCTAAAACATTTTTAATCATCTGGGCGCCTGGATATCTATTAAGTCTCTCTACTATATCAAGAACATTTTCCGAATAAACTTCTATAATGGCCGCGGCATACACTTGAATTATTGAGTTATTGTCAAGCGATGGGCCACTAGAGCCCGGATCTAGGGTTTGAGCCAAGGTCCGTCTTTCTGCAGCGGGGGCCGAGGATTGATTTTTAGTTCTAGCAAAAGACCCTAAGCCATCTTCCACTTCTGATTCTTTTTCTGCTATTTTATTTTCGTCGGTATTTATTTCCGGAAGAGTAGGGGCGGTGGCGCCTGTGGCCATTGAGTTTGATATTTGCTGATTAAGAGAGCTGTTCTTAAACACGTCACCTGAAGATAATTTTGTCTGAACTAAATCGTTTATCTCCTGTTGTTTATCTGGAGGTAACCCGACAAATAAATCAGACAAATTATCTACCGACATTGCTTTTAAAGCAGATTTGGCGATTGCTCCGACTGCCTGCTCGAAAGTCAGGCCTTTGATTAAGCAGCTTATAGATTCGCTTAATAAATCAAACATTCCACAAAGCTTAATTTGTGACATATGGCCCTTAAAAAGCTCATCCAGATTGAAACTTGAGTGCTCTTCCTCTCCAGACGCGTCGACAAGAGACTCGCACAGTTTAGTGAAAACGGCCTCGTCGGCCACTAATTGTTTATAGGCTTGTTCTTTGG